ATGACGCTGAGGTCTTGTCAATTATGCTATCAATCTTGTAGGATGGGGAATGCCGGTTTATGAATATCGTTGTGGGAGCGGTCATGTCTTCGAGCGGATACTCCCCGTTAGCAGCTACTTGGTGCCACAAGTGTGTGACTGCGGACACATGAGCCAGAAAGTCATACTCCACCCGCCGCGAGTCTTTGGAGACTACGAAGGATATGAGTCGCCGGGGACTGGGAAGTGGGTCGAAGGGAGGGCAGCCCGCGAGCGCGACCTGCGAGAGTGCAACTGCCGCCCATATGAACTGGGAGAACGGGAAGACATGGTGAAGCGTCAGATTGCTAACGAGAACCAGCTTGACAAGGTTGTTGATGCTGTTGTTGATCAGACTTTAGCGGAAATAACCGCATAATTCGAACACGTTACTCATAAGTAAAAGGAACACGAAATGACCGACGAACCTTTAGTACCCGCGGCAGAAGCCCCTGAGGCTGCCCTCGACATCGAGTCCGCGGTAGCCGACATTGCAGACTCACTGTCGCTGACACCCGCGGAGGAAGAGCCTCTGCAAGATGGAGATGAGCCCGCTCCCGCCGCAGCGAAGGAGGATGCTGCCCTGGCTGTCGAGGCGAAGAAGGAAGAGCCTATTGTTGCTTCAACCGACCCGGCTCCCGATACCTGGCGGAAGGAAGCGAAGGAAGCTTGGGCTGCAGTCCCGCCCGTTGTGAAAGAAGAGATGCGCAAGCGGGAAGCCGACATCTCGCGCTATGTTGAGCAGGTGAAGGTTCCAGTCTCGGTAGGTGAGCAGTTTACCAAGATTCTTGAGCCGTACCTCCCTATGTTCCAGGCGAACAATATCAATCCCTGGGACAACGTGACGCATATGCTCAAGGCGCAGGAGCTTCTCCTTTTTGGCTCTCCGGAGACGAAGCTTGCAATGGTGCAGAGTCTCGCACAGCAAGCTGGAGTTAAGCTCGAGGGCGGGCAACTGTCATCCACAGAGAATTCCCAGGCTCGCTACATCCAGCAACTGGAGCAGCGGCTTGGTCAGCTTGAAGGTGGCGTGAAGAACATCACGTCCACGGTGCATGAAGCTCGAACTGCTGAGCTGGAAGGTAGTATCATGGCATTTGCGCAGGATACGGAGAAGCACCCCTACTTTTTTGATGTCGCTGATAAGATCACGCATTTTATCAAGACAGGGGCTGCTACCAACCTGGATGATGCTTATCAATTGGCTGTAATGGCCGATCCCGTCACGAAGGCGAAAGCAATTGATGCGGAAGCCACGCGAGTGGCCACGCAGAAGGCTGATGCCGAAAAGGAACGGGTTGATAAGGCACGCAAGGCAAGCAAAGTCAATGTGCGATCGACGGCCCGTGGAAGGGCAGTGCAGCCCTCAGGAGATATCGACAGCACACTCAAGGATACCCTTGCCGAGATTCACGCTCGGCATTAACCCAATAGGAGCTCTGAATGGCTTCCCCAAATGCAACATTTACGGAACTGGTTTCGACCACCTTCCGTAAACATGGCAAGACGTTCATCGACAATGTGTCGAAGAACAATGCCATGCTCGCATACATGATGCGAGGTGGTCAGATGCAAGAGATTGACGGTGGGTTAACGATTGTCAAGCCACTGGACTACAACAGCAACAACACTTATCAGCGCTACAGTGGCTACGACGTGCTCAATGTCGCCGCAAGTGATGTGCTGACGAGCGCCGAATACCAGTGGCGGCAGATTGCGATCAACGTTGTGGCTTCAGGCCTCGAGATGCGGATTAATAAGGGGGATAGCAGGATCATTGCCCTTGTGAAGAGCCGCATTAAGAATGCGATTCGCACGTTCAAGAACAACTTCTCGGTCGATCTCTACAGCGATGGCACGCTGCCGAATCAGATTGGGGGATTGCAGGCGATCGTGGCGGACGCGGGAACCGGGACTGTGGGTGGGATTGACAGTGCTGTATGGTCCTTCTGGCAGAACCAGCTGCAGTCGGCCGCTGCTCCGATCCAGGGTGGTGGTGCGATCACGCCGTCAGCGACGACGATCGAGTCGTTGATGCTGCCGTTGTACCTGCAGCAAACCCGCGGGGATGACCAGCCTAACTTGATCATTGCCTCGAATGATTACTACACCTTCTTTGAGCAGTCACAGACCTCGCTCAAGCGCTACAATGACACGACGAAGGGAACGGCGGGTTTCGTGTCGCTGAAGTACAAGAAGGCGGATGTGATCTTCGACGGGGGCTCAGGAATCCCTACTGCCCATATGTACTTCCTCAACACAGACTACCTTGACGTTATGGTACATGAAGACGCCAACATGACTGTGCTTGATGAAGTCAAGCCGTATAACCAAGACGCTGCTGTCGTTCCGGTGTTGTGGATGGGGAATCTCGTCTGCTCGAATCGGTCGCTGCAGGGCGTCCTCAAGGCATAAGGAGCCAATCATGTTCTCAGCAATTACTCCCTTTGCCGGTACGCAGCCTTTCAATGACTGGTTCGTCCCGGATACTGTGCAACGTCATGTCCTTGGCATGCGGGTGCTTGCCGTCGATCCTTATTGGGGAGCTGGCGAGTTTCAGTACATCAAGTCGACGGATGCCTTGGTTAAGGGATCGCTTGTCGTCTGGGATGAATTGAACCAAGGCGTGCTCTTGCCTTCGACGACTATACAGGGCTTCCCCTTTGGAGTCGCAATGGCGCCAATGGCGTCTGGCGTCTTTGGCTGGATTCAGCTCACTGGCCTTGCCGTTTACAAGACAAGCGCGACTGTGGCGGCGGATGCAGCAGTTGCAATTGCCGCAGCCGGTGTTGTGGGCGCGTCAGCCGTCAGTAAACAGCTGGTCGGCGTTCGTAATCGCTTCGCGGCGACCGCAACAAAGACAGTTGCGGCGGGCACCACGAACGGCAGCAATAAGCTCACGACGACGGGCTACGATGGCTTCTTCCTGGGCATGGTGCTGACGGGTACGGGGATTGCTGCAGCGACGACGGTTGTTGCCGCGCTTGACCCGGACGGACGCACGATGTATACGGGGACAGCGATCGGAGCGGCAAGCGGTAAGAACTCCACAGCGACCGGCCAGATCACTCTGACTGGAACGTACACGGGGTATGGTGCAGGTGTCATTAACCATCCGTTTGCGCAAGGTGCCATCACGTAAGGTTGGCCACGATGGTCGAGGCCCGCGAGATCGCTTCTCGCTACTCGCGGGCTTCTTTTAACTATAAGGAACCTCAATGAGCTTAGGTATGAACTCAGCATCAGTCATGGGAGCTAATCCTCCCTATATTCGCTTTGAGCTGCGTGCAGTCGAACGACGGAAGCCCGCGACAGAGGGTGGGTCAACTTTCTACGTTGACACGGATTTTGCACTGATCACGTCTCATGGATCAAAAGATACGGTGGAAAAGGTTGCTCCAGAATGGTTCGAGCAGCTGAAGGAGCAAGTGAGGCAGGGTCGTTTTCCACAACAGTGGCTCGATGCGTACAAAGCGGCGTATAGTGCCTGGAAGAACGACCAGGAGTTGCCGGTGGTGGGGACTCCAATCAAGAATTGGCCTGTGGCGACGGCGGGAGAAGTGAAGTCGCTGGCGGCACTTGGAATTAGGGCGGTGGAGGACTTAGCAAACGCGAACGAGGAACTCATCAGCAAGCTTGGGATGGGAGGTCGCAGCTTGTGTGCGCGGGCTAAGGACTGGGTTGTATCAAGCCAAGGAACTGCGCCCCTCGTGTCGCAGCTTGACTCGATGCGGCAAGTTAATTTGGGCTTGGAAGAGCAATTGCGGCTGCTCAAAGCTACTGTAGCGACGCTTATTTCCCGCCTTGACCAGCGAGAAGCCTCAATTGCAGATTCCATCCATAGTGGGGCGCCGGTGAGCGGGCGGGCACTCGAGGATAGACTAGCTGATGCGCGGGCTGCCGCAGAGTCAACAGGCCTATCTGACTCTGAAGCAGTAGACGAAGCCTTAGCAGAGGAATAGAATGGCTACCTTGCTTCAGATCACGCAAGAATTCTGCAAAAGACGAGGGTTGCCGACGCCAACAGCTGTTGCAGCCTCGCAAGATGACACGACTCTGCAGATCTGGGGGTTGCTCAACGAAGGTTCACAAGAAATTGCCGATAGGTATGAATGGCAGTTTCTGACGACTCGCTATACCTTTATCCATGCCGCCAGTACAGCGTACACAGCGCTCGATTTGAGTGATAGCGGGCCTGTGCCAGACTACAAAGCGATGCTTAATCGTACGCTCTGGGACACGAATGGACGGCGGGAGGTCAATGGCCCGCTATCGTCGAAAGAATGGGAAGTCCTGCTCAATCTTGCGGTATCGCAGGCAGTTTACAACTATCGCATCTTCGGGAATGCGCTGCGAATCTACCCAGTTCCCACCGTTCCCGCAGACGTAACTTTTGCAATGGAGTACATCTCGAAGTATGGGGTGTACAGTCCAACTGCTGCGGCGAATCAAGAATCATTCGTACTCGATACCGATATTTGCAGGCTGCCGACGAATGTCATTCTTGCTGATATCAAGTGGAGATGGGCTTACAATAAGGGACTGCCATATGCAGAGGACTTTCGGGCGTGCGAAGCATTGCTTGTGAATCTGCAAGGCCGCGATCCCGCCCCTGACATTGTGATGGACTCAAGTGGATATGAGCAAGTTGCTGCTCCTGGGCTGCTAGTTGCGGCGGGAAGCTGGAATCTACCTTGAGAACGGCCTTACTTGATAGATCGCTGAAATCGCGTGGAGTTAATTCCGCCACTGCGAATATTCCTGCTCCAGTAGGCGGCTGGAATACGCGGGACAGCCTCGCGGAGATGCCGCCGCTTGATGCGCCGACGCTGGATAACTGGTTCCCGCGAGCCAGCCAGCTCGTGCTGCGCGGCGGGAGTGCAAGCTTCGCTACCGGCATGACAGGGACAGTGAAAACGCTGATGCAATACGCTCCTGCCTCTGGAACGCGTAAGCTCTACGCGGCGACAGACTCTGGGATATACGACATCACGGCGGGCGGGGCAATTGGGGCGGTTGTTCAGGCATTGACTAACGGCTACTTCAACTCGATCAACTTAGCGAACTCTGCAGGAACTTCCTTCCTGTGGGGGTGCAATGGGACAGACACACCAAAGATGTGGAATGGCGCAGCTTGGTCTACACCTGCACTCACAGGGATAGCGACTCCCGCCAACCTTGTCTATCCGTTGCTGTTCAAGCATCGTATCTTCGCAATCGAGAAGAACTCGATGAATGTGTGGTACTTGCCGATTGATTCCATTCAGGGGTTGATGGCGGTGCTGCCCTATGGCAATCTGCTGTATCACGGAGGGTCGTTGACTGCGATGGCGAGCTGGACGCTAGATTCTGGCTCAGGCTCGGATGACTTGTTTGCTGTTGTGTCAAGTGAAGGTGATCTCGCAATATACCAAGGGATTGATCCCTCAAGCGCGAGCTCGTGGGCCTTGGTGGGTGTGTGGCAAGTGGGAAAGCCCCTTGG